TAGTAGATAAGATAAAAAGATTTGGTAAAAAAACCGATGGCTTAGCAACTAAAGAAAGAGAAGTTGGATATACATATTCTGATAAAAAAGGAAACACATATGATTTAATAGAAGATGTATCTTCAGGAGATAAAAGAATTATAAAAGACAGAGGTGGTGTTGGACAATATGGAGAAGAAACTTATGACACTATTCAAGACAGAACTGTTATGGAATTAAAAAAAGGTGAGTACATAAAAAATAAAAAAGGCAGAATAATAAAAACAAAAGACGAGTATTTTGAAAATCAAGAAGTCGCCGGCGTAGATGGAACATTTGATGATGTAGCTGATGTTGCTGATGATGTTGCTCAAGAAGTTATGGAAGAAGTTGGAGGCGTAGCTATTAAGAAAAAATCCGGTGGCCTCGCTACAATGTTCAGAAAGAAAAATGTTTGAAGCTATACTAGATAAAAAATTAAACGCGGACCGTGGTTTCATTAAACCTAAAAGAAAACCACCAGAAGAGTTAGAAAGATTAAAAAGAGAAAACTTTGAAAGAGCTGCACCTGGGTTAGAGAACCCTGATGAAGTTAAACAGATGTTAGGTTTAGCTTATGGTGGTATAGCAACACCGAAACGTGGCTTGGTTGATGAACCTGGAAGCTATGGTGGAAAAATAGAAGTAGATATAGAAAAAATTAAAAAATTAAGGGATCAAGGTTTTACTACAAAAGAAATTGCAAATAAATTAAAGGTATCTATAGCCGTCATAGAGACAAGAGTTAAACAAGCAAATTTACCTAAAGCTACACCTTTTAAAGGCTTTACAGCAGAAAGATTAAAATTTTTAAATGAGGCAGCAAAGAAATTTGGCTACGATAGTTGGTCGGATGTTCCTGTTACAAAACAAGATCCTAACAAAATTCGTACCTACGGAGATAGAGAGAAGATTTTGCAAGAAGCAACAAGAAGACAAAAAAATGTTTCAGTAGGTAAAGGATCTCCTGGACAAAAACGTTCACCAAAACGTATACAACAAATAATAAATACTCATTGGAGTAAAAAACCTAAAACAGAAATTAAAAAAATTATGGAGTCTCCTGGTTATGTAACAAGAGATTTAAATAAAGTTAAAGACCAAATGAATATTTTAAAAGCAGCTCAATCTGGAAAATATACAACTGCGGAAGAAATAAGAAAAGCTGTGGGACTTACTAATGAAGTTTTTAATGATAAAGTAGATAGGCTTTACACCAATCTTTATACTCAAATAGGAAACATGAATAAGAAAAATGTAAGATCTTATGTAAGAAAAGAATTTCTACCCCATAACTTAAATCAATTGGAAAAAATAAAAAATCAACTAGGTAAAATTAAAGGTTTTGAAGCAGCCGAGCAAAGAAATATTTGGACTCAAATTTCTAAAGCTTATGGACAAAATGGAGAGACCCCCAATAGAAAAGCCTTTGCAGAAACCATGAAAAAAGCTGGACAATATTTTGAGGTTAAAAATGCGCTACAAAAAAAATTTCCTAATATTAAATTAGATTTAGATCACCCGCTGGATTACAAAACTCTTGAGGGTCTAGGTAAAAAAGGAGAAAAATTTTTATATGTGACACCAATTAATACAAACGTTAATAGAGGTGTTAAGGAAGTTCTTGGAAAACGTTATAGAGATGCAATTCAAGTTGGTGATAAAAAACTTATGTTTCAGATAGAAAAATTAGCTAATGATATAGGTACAACCGTGGGTAAAGTAAGGGGATCAAAAGTAATTGATTACGGTACAACTTCTTTACGAAAAAGTGATCTTGGTTCTGAAATTATTTCTAATTTAAAACAACAAAACATCATGGCTGATAAATTGTCTAAAATGACAAAATCTGGAGAATTAAAAACAAGATTGGGAGAAATTGGAATTACAAGACCAAAAAATTATAATATTCAAAAAATTTCAGATTCTGATATTAAAAAAGCATCATCTGCTTTAAAAGAACTTATGTCTAGAACAGGTTCTTTAGCTGATCCAACACTTTTAGCAAAAGCTGGTTACGAAGAATTTTTAAAACCAACAGCAAAATTTGCAGGAAAAGTTTTAACTTCAAAACCTGCTACTGTTCTTTCTAACCCATCAACTCAAGCTCTTCTTTCGTATAATTTATTAAAAGAAAATCCATCTGATCCTTTTGGTTATGCTGCACTTACAGGTATGGGTGCTTCAGCAAAACTTGTTGGTGATAAAATTAAAACTCCATTTTTACAAAAAGCTCTTACTTTAGGTGCTGGTCCAGCACGAGTCGCAAAGCTGGCTAGATTTACTACACCATTTGGTATTGCAGCTACAGGTGTTGCATCACTTGTAAATGTTGCTAGAGAAGCTCAAAAAGAATTTGATGCATTATCTCCAGAAGAACAAAAAGAATATTTAGCGGAGCAAGAACAGTTTGCAGAGGATGTAAATAGAGATGAGTTTTTATCATATGCAGGTGGTGGAATAGTAGGTATAAGAAAACCAAGTGCAATACCGCCTGAAAAAGGACCTCAATCACAAGGCTTGGATTATCTTAGATATTATGGTACATAACGCGAGGGAGAAATAATGGCAGATATAGATAAATCATTACCTAATCAACCAGAAGTTACGGTTGAAGACCAAAAAACAATTGAAGTAGATACAGGCACTCCAGTAGAACCACAAAAAGACATTGAAGTTACAGAAACTTTAGATGGTGGTGCTGAGATATCTTTTGACCCTAATGCTATTATTCCACAATCATCAAATACACACTTTCAAAATTTAGCAGAACTTTTAGACGGTACAATTTTAGATCCATTAGGAGCTAACCTAATGAATGATTATATAGATTACAAAGCATCAAGAAAAGATTGGGAAAACACATATAGAAATGGTTTAGATCTTTTAGGATTTAAATACACACAAAGAACAGAACCTTTTAAAGGTGCTGCAGGTGTTACTCACCCAGTTCTTGCAGAAGCAGTTACACAATTCCAAGCACAAGCATACAAAGAATTATTACCTGCTGATGGTCCAGTTAGAACACAAATTTTAGGATTACAAACACCACAAAAACAAGATCAGTCTAACCGTGTAAAAGATTTTATGAACTACCAGATCATGGACCAGATGAAGGAATATGAACCGGAGTTTGACCAGATGCTATTTTACCTCCCTCTAAGCGGGTCAACTTTTAAGAAAGTCTACTATGATGATCTATTGGGTAGGGCGGTGTCTAAATTTATACCTGCCGATGATTTGGTGGTACCCTACTCAGCTACAAGTCTAGATGATGCTGAAGCAGTAATGCATATCATTAAAATGTCTAAGAATGATTTAAGAAAACAACAAGTTGGTGGTTTTTATAGAGATGTAGATTTAACACCACCTAATATGCAAAACGATGAGATAACTAAAAAAGAACAAGAGCTAGAAGGTGTTAAACAATTAAAACAAGATGATATGTACACACTTATTGAGTGTCATGTTAACGTAGATCTAGAAGGTTTTGAAGATATGAAAGATGGTGAGACTACAGGAATTAAACTTCCTTATGTTGTAACTGTAGAAGAAGGATCTAGAAAAGTTTTATCTATCAGAAGAAACTATAAAGAAGGTGACATAAGAAAAAACAAAATAAATTACTTTGTGCAATTTAAATTTTTACCTGGCACAGGTTTTTATGGTTTTGGTCTTATCCACATGATAGGTGGACTGTCAAGAACAGCGACCACAGCTTTAAGACAGCTCTTAGATGCAGGAACATTATCTAATCTGCCAGCTGGTTT